TGGACCACGCTGGAAATTAAGCGCAACAAGCAGCAGGGCGGTGTTACTTCTTCCAAGCCTGACATCGACTGGAACAACACTGACTGGATCCATGGGGTGATGTGATGAAAAACCTATCTGAACAGCTTCAGCGTTACGACCGCGAGAACTTCCGCCGGGTAGCCCATGGCATGCCAGAAATTCATGAGCAGCCGTCAGCGGTATCGGCGGAGCAGACTGCCGAGGTTTTCAATTCATTGTTCAGCCAGCTACGGGCTACATTCCCGGCGGCAATGGCCAACTTCAAAACGCAGGATGAGTACAACGAATTCCGTCGCCAGTGGCTGCTGGCCTTCAAAGAGAACGGCATCACTACCATGGACCAGGTCAACGCAGGTATGCGAGTAGCGCGTCGTCAGGAGCGTCCATTCCTGCCATCGCCTGGCCAGTTCGTCGCATGGTGCCGGGAAAGCGCCGGTGTGCTGAACGTGACCGTTGAATCCCTGATGACTGAATACTGGCAGTGGCGAAAGGACGTATTCCGCTACGACACCAGTGAGCAATTCCCCTGGTCTCAGCCGGTTGTCTATCACATCTGCCTTGAGCTTCGCCACCGCGGCACCGACGGGCAACTCAGCGAGAAAGAGCTGCTCAAGGAAGCTGGCGCACTGCTGGCCATGTGGGAAAAGCGCGTTATCGACGGCAAGCCAATTCCACCAGTCCGCCGGGCGCTGGCCGCACCGACCGCACCGCAGGGACCGACACCAATTCAACTCCTGCTGGCGAAACGCAATCGCCTCAATGACAACGGGACGCACTGACATGAACATGACAATCGAACAAATCACAGCTGCGTATCCGAACGTAGCGAAACTGGAATCACAGGCTGGACGGGAATTGCTGACGGCGGTGATGGGGCAGTTGAGTGCGCTGGCGGCAGAGAATACGGGGCTGAAGGATTACCTTAAACCATGCGGACTGAGCATTGAAGGAACCCCAGCCACAGACGCAATTCTGGCTGAAGTGCGAGCTAGCGCCATCAGAACCGCACTGGATGATTGCACAGAGCACCTCGACCGGGATTGCATTATGGAGTCGAACGGAATCAGTTACGAAGACGCAGCTCTTCGTGAGGAGGGTGCATTGGCACTGCGCAACGCGTTACTTGGCCAGGGAGCAGCACTGAGCATCATGTCATTTGCTGCCCTTGAGGCAGCAATAAACTCAGTAACAAACGAATGGTCTGTGCGCGGCCCTTACCACGAGGACGGGTACAAATATCACGCTCTTTTACGTGATGAGTGGGTTGGTGATGGATTTGAAAGCCCATTGAAGGCTATGCGGGCCATTCATGAAAAATTGCAACTTGAGCGTGCCGCATGAAACTGAAAATGTACACGCCAGATGGCTCAGTGATTGTCGAAAGTAACCTGGTTTCTCAGTTTTACCCAGACCATGAAAGTGGCGGTGAACTGACCACCATCGAGACTGTATCAGCTACCGGGGAAGGCTTTTCAGTGAAGGTTAAGCACTCATTTCACCAGGTTACTCATGCGCTGGCCACAGGATGGCGCGTCGATGAGAAGAAAGCCGAAGGAGCAGCACTATGAGCACTGTAAACGAAAGAATCGTGATGATGGACAGCGACGAAGCTGCCAGCATCCAGACTTTAACCGGTTGGGTTGACCGCCTGGGTCGCTTCTGGGGTAACGATGAGCATCAGGCACGCTGGTGCGGCGCTACGCATCGCAAGTGCAAAAACAAACCTGACGAGCACCCCATTCATAGCACTAATGGCTATTGCGAAGAATGCCACCGCGAAAGCCGCCAGGCGAAGTTCGCCACCTTCGAACGCGCGGTGTGGGCCGGAGAGCCGCTGGTTATCTTTGATGATGACCAATACTTTTTCGACGCTGAATCGCTGGCTGATTACTGCCAGGATCATTCCCTGCTGCCAAGTGAATTACAGTTGCTTATCTGCGAACCAAACTACCCGCCAGAGTTCGACATTGAGCAGCATTGCGAAGAAGTAATTCCTGACGGCGGCGATTACCACTCTCTCCCGCAATCTGTCCTCGATGCCGCCGACGCGCTGAATAAAGCGATCAAAGAAAGCCAGGCAGTATCGTGGTCCGGCAGTGAGCGGGTGGCGATTGTGTCCGCCGATATTCTTAACGATGAGCAGAAGGCGAAAATTATGGCGGAGCGTACAGCATGATTAAGACGGATAAGCAGACGCTGCGCCGACTGGCAAAGAAAGCGACAAAAAAACAGTCGCTTCGCCATTCCACATCCGGGATTCGCCACTAAATTTGTTTACTGCCTGCAGTGCGGGAAAAAGGTTGAGGACTAAGCCATGATGACTTTCACCAAAGAGCAACTCATAGCTTCAGCATGCTCCCGCATTGAGTTTGCCGAGATGATGCTGGCTGGAGAACAGGAGCCTCTAAAAGAGCGCACATGGTCAATAGAGCTGGAACTGGCGCGTATAGCGCTGGAATCGCTGGAGCTTCAGGAATACCGGAAAGCGGCGACAGCATCATTTTATCGCGATGGCATTGAAGCCGCAGCTAAATGGGTAGACCAACTGCGCGAGTCATACGACAACGAATACGGGTATCACGATCCCGACACAGGCACGTTCGAGTTCGGTAATGATGCCCAGCGCGAATATTCAGACACGCTCGTTGATGTGGCTGGGGGAATCCGGGCGTTACACCCTAACGCCTGTCGCGCAGCCATGCAGCAACCTGTAAGTAATCGTGATGAGTTGAGCTATTCGGCGACTCAGGATAGTTGGGTGGATTGCAGTGAGCGACTACCTGATGAAACGAATGATCCAGATGGTGGGGCTACTTGCTACCTTGTTTTATACGCAGAAGGGAGGCAGCCAAATGGAGGGTCTAACGTTCAGGTGAGCAACGTGACTTACTTGCGTCGATGGCATGAAGGGATGATAACCCACTGGATGCCACTGCCAGCAGCACCGCAGCAGGAGTAAGCACAACAGCAAGCAACATTTGATAATCAGATATCAGTGAGCCATAATGAATCTGCCAGCGGCCTGAACAACCCTGGCAGACTTCTGCGCTAAACGGGGACGTTTATGCGCAAACACAAAGACCACGGCACCATCCCATCACAGATGCAGAAATGCACCTGCGATTTTCTGCATTCTGCGTTTGACCTCTGCGGAGGTGAAGCGTGACCGTAAAATTCTACCTTCGCGACGAGCGAGTTCGTTGCAATCTCATAGACTACATCAATAAACAACCGGTAAGCGACGAGCTCCCACTGGTGGTTAGTTTCTCCGATCCCAAACGCACCCTTCCACAGAATTCACTTTTTCATGCCATTTGTGGCGACCTGGCTAAATCTCGCATCCAGTGGGCGGGGTCTGCATGGGCACTGACATCATGGAAATCAATTCTTGTCTCCGGTCATTCAATTGCCACTGGCGGGCAGGGGAAGGTCATTGCAGGGATTGAGGGTGAGTTAGTGGCGATCCGTGAAAGCACTTCATCCATGGGCATTAAGCGCATGAATAGCCTAATCGAGTACACCCAGGCATTTGCAGTCAGTCAAAACATCCAACTTCGGGATGTTCGTTATCGCGGCGATTTCTTTGGGAGAATGTCATGAACAGCCTGAACGCTTCAAACACCGTAACCATGTCCAGCCTGGATATTGCAGATCTCGTTGAGTCTCGTCACGACCACGTAAAGCGCTCCATCGAGAGGCTGGCAGAGCGCGAGGTTATTCAACTCCCCCCGATGGGGGAAGTTAGAAATCACCTGAATCAGGTAGTGCAGGTTTATCTGGTTTGTAAGCGGGACAGCTATGTTGTCGTTGCTCAATTGTCGCCGGAATTTACGGCCAGATTGGTTGACCGGTGGCAGGAACTTGAGAGCAAAAACCACATCCCTCAAACTTTACCAGAGGCACTTCGACTGGCAGCTGATTTGGCTGAGCAAAAGCAACAGCTGGAAACTCAGCTAGCCATTGCCGCGCCAAAAGTGGACTTTGCCGATCGTGTAGGGGAAGCGGAAGGTATCCTCATCGGCAACTACGCCAAGGTCGTGAAGCTCGGGCAGAACAAGTTGTTCGCCTGGATGCGCGATAACGGAATACTCATTGCTGGCGGTTCACGGCGCAACGTTCCGATGCAGGAGTATATGGATCGCGGCTACTTCACCATCAAAGAGACTGCTGTAAACACCAATCATGGCGTCCATATCTCGTTCACCACCAAAATTACAGGGAAGGGCCAGCAATGGTTAACCCGAAAGTTGATTGATGATGGTGTACTCAAAGCGATTGGGGATGCTGCCTGATGAAAAACCCTCTTGCTCGCGTCGTCAACAATCACATCTTCAACGTACCCGCGCGCCGTGAGCATAAACCGGTATTGAAACCGTCTGAAATCCCAACACTTAAAGGCTACACCGCAAACCTGGTAGATCAGAAGTGGCTGCGCCTCGCGGCAAGGAGGAGGAATGCGTAGCACATACCGCAATAAAAAATGGCTCGCCGCAGTCGGCCAGATTGAGCAGTGCGTCCTGTGCGGAGCATGGGGCGTACAGGTGGCCCACCGGAACGAAGGTAAGGGTATCGGCATGAAAACCGACGACTGCGCCACCGCCGCTATCTGCGTCACCTGCCACTCAGAGATTGATAACGGGAAGGGGCTTAGTCGTGACGAACGCCGACAACTGATGGATCGAGCTATCGTTCTGACCGTGATCCAGATTGCCCGCCGTGGCCTGGTGGTGCCAGCATGAATATTTACGATATCACGCCGATCAGTAAGCCCCGCATGACGCAACGAGATCGCTGGCATAAGAGGCCTGCGACAGCGGCATATTGGGCTTTCAAAGCAGAAGTGCGCATGCTTGGAATCAACCTTCCTGAGTCCGGTTATCACGTCACCTTCATCATTCCCATGCCAAAAAGCTGGAGCCAGAAGAAGCGCGCGCAACTGAACGGCCAGGCTCATCAGCAGAAACCGGATAAAGACAACCTGGAAAAGGCGCTACTCGATGCCATTTTCGACGACGACAGCCGCGTCTGGGATGGCCGGGTTACAAAACTTTGGGGGGAGAAGGGGCAGATCATTATTGGGGAGTGCGCACCGTGACCAGAGACGAGATAACCCAATACCAGGCAGAAAGTGTAAAGCGCGCCAGTCTGCCACCAGTAGCAAAGCACAGCCAGAACAAGCCAAACCATCCAGAGAGGGCCGCAGCGTGAACACACAATACCTGGAATTTGTACGCCAGCAGCTGATCGTTGCGACTGCCGATCTGAGCGGGGCTACGAAAGGACAGCTGGTCGCTTTCGCTGAGAACGCACAATTCACCGCGACGTCACGCAGCCGGGGCCGCAAGAAGATTGCCGACCCGGTAACCGGCCGCATGGTGAATCCGAGCGGCCCAGCTATTCCCGGGCGGCAGTCACGCGCCAAGGGTTC